TAAAATGGTCTACACCATCTAAATCTCTATATTTAAATTCTTTAATTAATTGATAAGTATTTTCTTGCATAAATTTAAAATTATATTGTAAAACTAAAGAACAACAACGTACATTAAGTACGTTATTGTTCTAATTATCCTATGACTATCTCAATGGTATCATAGTTTTTACATTTTTGTGTTTAAGGTTTCCCCAGGGCTTTAAATAAGCTATGTCTTTATTGTTATTTCTTCATTTCACAAGTATATTCAATTTTTTGGTTAATAGCTTCTAATGAGCTGTAATACTTTTTTTTGTAAAAGAATACTAATTTATTGTTCTGGATAATAGGTTTAGCTAATACAAGATTACCTTCTACATTAATCAGAACTTTTCTTATTCTTCCTTTAGGATCTAATTTCATTTGTATTTTTCGAGAAATACAATATGTTTTAAGAGCTGAATATAGCTTCCCAGCTATCTTATAGTCATTTTTTTTAAGATTAATACTTAGTTTTTCCAGACTTTTAAGTTCAGTTTCTTTTAAAATGTGCGCAATTTTTGTCATAATCAGTTAAATTTAGATTGATTTATATATAGTTAAAAAATGCAGATTATTATATAAATAAAATGCAAGCCACAACAAAGAGCTGCGGCAAGCACTAAAACGCACAATTTTATTTACTCTAAATTTCTATGATTTTTGATAAATCTTTTAACTTCAAATAGCAATAGTTTATCTTCTACTATTTGTTTTAAGCTCCACTTTCTTATATCTACATATAGTTTAAGTGTTATATCTAATTCACTTCTATCAAAATAATGTTCTGTTTTAATATCTAAGCGTTTCATCTTTAATAACTCCAGTTTCATATGACGCAAATACATATTATAATCTTCTATAATTGTTAGTAGGTAATAAAACCTAAATAACATAAGTAGAAATGTCGGTATAAGACAAATTACTAATATTCCTGGGATCTCAATTGTTTCCATGATAGTTTTAATTAGGGGTTTTAAAAATTTAATTTCTATTCTACAATTTACAAATAACATTTTACTTGAACAGCCCGTCGTTACTCTAAAAGGTTTCGCTCCCTATTGGGAGTTCAATCTAAAAAATATAATCAATGAAGTATCAAGCAATAAAAAAGGGAACAACTATTTTGTTGTTCCCTTTATTTGAATTTAAATTATCTACTATGAAAGTAAATGATTTTTCTCGTAAGAGCTAACTTTGGTTACTCCATTTTTAGCTACAAACGTTTTTAGAATTATAAACTTATTTAAATGCTCTTGCATTAAACCTACTAAATTATTAGCAAATTGTTGAACTTTAGTTTCATCAATTCTAATAGCAGTATAAGTTCTTTCAATTGCTACAGTCTTTTTAGTTCCATCTGCTTTTAAAACTTCTTCAGTTTTAGTATATGCAGTAGCTTCTACTAAATCAAATCTTTCATCTCCTAAAGATGCTCTAATTTCTTTCATTTTTTTAGAAAGTAAATCTTTATATGCATCTCCAACATTTTCTGGATTGATTGCAGTAGCTTGTACCCACATACCTTTTAAATCTATTGTAAAAGTTTGTATTACATTTTGATGAACTTCTCCTGTAGCTGTATTAGTAAAATCAATTCTTTTTGGAATTGCTAAGTTTGGTAATTTACCATTCTTTTCATTTTCAATAAGAAATTCTTTACTAACTAAATTTTGAAATAAATATCTCAATTTATTCATTGAACTTTCAAAATTTCCATAACTACTAAATCTTAAATAATCATCTACTCCCATTTCGGAGTTAAGATTATTTACTAAATCAAATTTAATTGATGTAGAGTTGGTTTTAGGAGATATATGTACGTTACACGCATTTAATCTATGCAAACCATCTTTAGTAGTTCTTCTTTCAGTTACACTCTTAGCCGTATGCTCAAGAGTTAAATCATTCAAATACTGTTGTTCATTAATTATAATCATAATTTTAAGTTTTATTTATTAAACAAAGAACAACAAAGCTTTTGGCTCTGATGTTCTTTGTAAAACTTAATTTAAACTGATATTAAGAAGTTTAGGATATTTTTGATTCAATGTTATCCAATTCTTCATATCATTAAGTAAATCAAAATATAATTTGTATGTAGTCCATTCTTCTAATGGCATAAATACTTTTCTATCTGAAATACTTACTGGTGGAACATTATACAATATATCTATTGTATTTATATGTTCATACATATTTTGGAGCTGATTAATATCCATAATTTATTGTGTTAAATATGCTGTTAACACAACAGAAATTATAGTTATTAAAAATATTAGCATTGCTTCTACTCCTGCTGTATTCTCTGAAGTTTGTTTTTTCATGATATATAATTTATAAATTCAACCAACACCAAAGTGCTGGTCGAATAAATTATTCGAGAATAAATCTTTGTCTTTTACTAACGCAGTCAAATATGCATAATATCCTCTTGACAACAAGTTTTGTTAACTCATTATCAGGTTCTAAGATTAGTAGAATACAATCTTCATTATTGCTTTCATCTAAATATTTAATTTTACGTTTCTCTAACATATTTAGTACAATAAGGTAAACTTCTTCTGCATAATGCATTGCAGTAATTTGGTTTTTATTACCTCTTACCATTAATTTATGTGGGTAAATTTTTAAGTCATATGTTTGCATAGTTTATAATTTATAAATTCAACAAGCACCTAAGTACTTGTTGAAATGTAGAGAAGTTATTCGTTTTAATGTTAAGTGTTCGGCGATCAGCCGACAAGCGTAGCTTGAACGCCAGAGCTTGCTCTGTAACATTAAATAAGAATTACTGAACGGAATTAAACACCATTTTCAATAATGTATACTTCATTGCAAGATGAACATTTTAATTTCTCAAGAAATAATGCTCCGTCCATAGTTCCACATTCTGATGCTGACACTAATTCTGTAGCACAAATATGTTCATCTCTTTGATATTGAGTATGAACACCGCAATCAGGACAAGAGTATGATGTTGAAATTTTAGTATCTCCATTCATTTTTAACCATCTTTTACTATCTTCAAAAGATAAATGATTATTAAGAAATAAATAATCTTTAATTTTCTCTTTATCTTTTGAATTATTATCGTTTACGATATTTTTGAAAGTTTTGTAGTTCATAATATATAATTTTAAAATTCGAGTAACACCTAAGTGTTACCCGATTTACAATTACATATTAAATTCTTTATGCATTGCGCCAAAGACTTCTATTCCTACATCATATTTTGTTATAATGTGTACTAAGTCTGGACTATTCTTATCAGCCCATTTTCTAACTATATCCATATTATCAATTGCGTTAAGAAATTGATATACCAATATGTTAGCTAAATCTTTATCTTTCATAAACTGAACGATATCGTCATTAGTCATAAATGGATGCATATCTGAATGCTCTTTCCATAATATGTTAATGATATTAGATTTACATTCAGAAGCTTTTTTGTACTGATTAAAAAAGGTTGTTACATAATTTTCCATGATAGTATAATTTTTAAATTCAGATAACACCATAGTAATGTTAACAACTTAATTCCTCTATTTAACATAATAACTTGACTATCTTAGATATTTCTTATAACTTCGCTAACGCATTCGCACAAGCAATTGAGGTACACAACCCTAACAGCTTTATTATAGCTACTCAAGTCCGTAAGGACACTCATCAGCTACTGCTCAGATTGACTGAAGTTGTTGATTGATATCAGATTGAGGAACGATATTCAATATCAATTTACAACAAAGTACCTGAAACGTTTACGTTTCAAATGGAACACACGTCAGTGTGGTGCTGGATAGGGGGGGTGGTTAGATTGAACGAACCGATAGGGGAGTGAAATAAGTATGTCCTCAGTCCCTTGTCTCACAGGTATAAAAAAGGTACTTATGGTATGGGGATATAGTGTTTAGTTGAGAGAGTAGTCAATGTTATAAGAGATAGATCCTACTATTTTAATAACTTCAATAGAGTGAATCCAGAAGAACAGTTTATTTTTCTTATGAGTAATTAGGTTTTTAGATAATCTATTAAGGGTATTCATATATAAGAAGGGGGTGGGGAATCTAAAATCATCATCAAGGGTAAGGGTAGTTACGTCTGGAACAAATATGTTTACTTGTTTCTTGTTGTTGTTATTATAATACTTTAGGGTAACTATGGCTATAACTACATTGGGTTTATACCCTGGGGGGTAAGCTTTTTGAGAGATAAGGTTATTAGGGTCTGTTAATTCCATGTTGAAAACGTTGATAAAGTTTAAAGTAAGACTTTAAAAATAATTAATAAATTTGATATGTAGATGATTCAAACGATTGAAATACCAATTTATAAAGCAAAGTTATTAGTATTTAATAATGAAGAGACATTAAGAACAAGATTTCCAAAGACAAGATTTGACATAAAAGAAGATACAGAAGGTTATAGTTGTACCGTTGACGGTATACATATTTTATTTTTCAGAATACAGAGCATACCAGTTATAGTACATGAATCATTACATGTTTGTTGGTACATATTATCCGAAAGGGGAATTAAGTGTACTCCAGACAATCACGAAGCTCAGGCATATCTGCTTGAGTTAATTGTGTTTAACCTTTTAAAATTAAAATGGAATGACTAATTATGTTAAAGTAGTAAGATTAAATTCTTATACATTATTTGTAGATGGAACATATTGTTACAATACAAATGGGGTGTATTGCCCTAATGAACAAATAGCATTAACTGAAGAAAAGATTGATGCTATATATGAATTTCTTAAATTAGAGAAAAGAAATGTCGAGCAGCGGCATAAAAAAGAATCTGAAGTTGCTGTTCATAATTTATTAATAGAATTAAATTTTAAACATAAATTAAATTAATATGGGATCGAATATAAATAAAAAAGCATTTGGTATGAGATTAGCTGAAGCTACTGATGCATACATCAAACAACAACAGAAAGATAAAAAATCGGATAAGGTTACTCCAGCATATAAGAGTAATAGAGGATGGTGGAAAAAATAGTTTCATACGTTGAAGGCAATTTAAAAATGCTTGCCGATAAATTTCAATTGTTAGATTGGTACAAAAAAGAACAAGTACTTTATCGTATGAATGTATGCAAGCATACTTGTTTGCCTAAAGGTAAATGTGAAGTATGTGGTTGTACAGTTCCAAACAAAATGTATTCTATATATTCATGTGATACAAAAAAGTTTCCGGATATGATGGGGAAAGAGGAATGGGAAAAGTATAAGAAAGAAAACAATATTCATGTACAACGAATTGATAGAGATTGATAGAGAGGGTAATGTATTTATGCAAGATAATTCAATTGCATTAATGCCTAAGCTGTGGGAAGTATATAAGCATAAACGAATGGGAAGTAATATGGTTAGATGGATAGTAGCTATGGCTGACTATAAATCTCCTTATCGTAGGTTGCCAGAAAAAGAAAGAGTAAGGACTGTAACTTATAGTATTTTTGAGAGTTACAAGAATAAGCTGTGTGATGAGGAATTAGTATTGGAAGCATTAGAGGAATATAAAAAATTACAATATGATCCTTTAGTTGACCAGTATAATGCTATGAGTGAGCAAATGTATTTAATAACTGAGGTGTATAGGGCAATGGTTCCTACACAAAGTAACTTAGAAGATTTAAATGACATAGCAATCAAAATGGAAAAGGCAGCTGTAGCAAGAGATAAAATAAAAGCATTGATTTTAAAGGATAGAGAAAGTGACTCTAAAATTCAAGGTACAAGTAGTGAAAACTTTAGTATGTTAGAAAATAAATTAAGATTAGAAGAAAGTTGATTAGTGGAGATAAATATAGACCAGTACTTTTTGATAAGACTTCTAAGAAATTAAGAAGGGGCTCTATTGACCATAGCAACTATTGGAACGAACAAATAAGAAGATGTAGAGAAGGGTGGAAACCTACTGGTGGTACATTTATGCCAGGGCCATATTATTTCTATTTAAATTTTTCTAAGATACATGCTTACGATGAAAAGACTGGTAGAAAGAGAATGATGGCTCCAAGCTATCGAGATCAAGACCACGAATACTATACTGAAATACATAATGCTAAAGAAGGTGGTTATGGTATTATAGTAGGAAAAGCAAGACGAAAAGGATTTTCATTTATGAATGCTAATATACTTTTAGCAGAATGGATTTTATACCCAGACAGTGAAAATGGTATAGGGGCTCAAATGGAACACTATGTACAAGATTTTCGAAAAAAGATGATGATGTCATATTATGCATTACCTACTGAAATGCGTAGTCAAACATTACATAATAATGAATTAATATTACAATCAGGTTATAAAGAAAAAGAAGAAGGTCAGTGGGTAGAGAAAGGAATGAAGAGTATGATTCATTTTAGAGTAATGGATAAGCCAGATGCTTTTCGTGGAACTACAATGACATATTGGGTACTTGAAGAAGCTGGTGAATTTAAAAAACTCAAGAAAGCTTATTACGCTAATGAAGAATGTTTTAGAGAAGGTTCTTTACAATTTGGTGTACCAATAATTGGTGGTACTTCAAATCAGATAAGTAATGAGAGTGAAGATTTTATGGAGATGTATTATAATCCAGAAGAATATAACTTAAAGAAAATATTTATTAGTGCTGCTAAAGTATATCATGGATTTTTTCATTATAAAACTGGGATTAGTGATGTTGAAGGAGCTACTAAACATATAGAACATAGAGCTGCTGAAAAAAAGAAAGCAAGAGATAAAGCTTTATATTATGCATTCAGACAGGAGATGCCACTTAAAGAAGAGCATATGTTTCTTCAAGTAGGCACGACTCCTTTTGATTTAGATAAAATTAATATTCAGACAACTAATATACTTACTAATAAAAAATTAAATATTGTTAGAAAAGCAAATTTACATTGGCAAAAAAATAGTAAAGGGAAATACATATTAGGTTCTAAGATTGATGTAGAATATAGTTCTGATGGTACTTTTGAAATATTACACGAAAATTTAGAAAGTTTTAAAAATGTACATGTATCAGCTGTTGATCCATATCATGTTGATGATTCATTAGAAAATTCTATAAGTGATAAAGAATCAGATGGTTGTATGTGTGTGTATCGTAGATTTGTTAATATGGATATTCCTGGAGAATTGCCAGTTGCTATGTATACAGATAGACCTTATTCTAAAGAAGAATTTTATGAGAACTGTTTAAAATTAGCGGTTTATTATCAATGTCAAATTTTGGTTGAATATAATGATGATGGTTTTTTAAAGTATTTTATTAAACATAATATGACCAGGTACTTAAAAGAAAGACCACGCTCTGCAGATTCACCGTATAGTCAAGTTTCTAATAAGTATGGTATTCATATGAAGAGTTACCAAAAATCTTTTACAGCATCTTCTTCTTCTTCTTTATTAACAATATGTCTTGTTGTGTCCATATCGTGTATTAAAGCTAATCCAAAAGCCATTACTCTATCTGTATTTCTTTTACCGAAAACTGCCATTTCTTCTAACAATCTCATAAAATAAATATCTTCATAATGTTTTTTAATATACTCATC